GTTCCAGTTGGCTCTGCATCTTGTGCATATACTTCTGCTGTAATAGCTGCTGGTGCACCACTTACAACTTCGTTAATCTCAAAACCAGCTGATGCTGCGGTAAAGTTAATTGCAAGGTTAGCATCTGTCATGTCTGCAACAATGTCAGTTGCACTTGAACCGTCTTGTGCGACGTAGGTTGTACCACCGTCGTTTGAAACGCCTTCAACTTCAACTAGACCAAATACGCCGAGGCTATTTGATTGGTAAACAGTTAGGTTAAGACCGTTACCTGGGCTTGTAGTCTTTACCCAAATGTCAGATGCTGCTGGTGCTGCTGGTGAACTATAGTGTGCTGCATAGGTAACTGTTGCTGCGGCAAGGTTTGCAATGTTTGCTGTATCAACGCTCTGCCATGCAGAACCGTCGCCATAAAAATAACCAACTGAAAAACCAGTTGTAGCGTCACTAAGAACAGCAACAAGCCAGCTGCCTACTGTGAAGTTAGTATCTGCTGGTACATATGTTGATGGGTTAGCAACTTCGCCTGCTGCGGCAGTAAGTGCAGTTTCAACTGTTACAGTTTGTAGGACCCAGCTTGAGCCGCTCCAAACGTGTAGTCCGTATGAACTGCCATCTGTGTCTAGCCAAAACTGGTTACCGTTTGCTGGTCCAGTTGGTGCAGTGTCTTGTGCAGTTAGTTCTGCAAGGTCAATATCAGCACGGACGATATAAGCTTGTGAGCCCTGTCCTAGGTAGCTGTATGCTGCTAGAAGACCATATTCACTTGTCTCTGCACCTTCTGTGCTTGCAAATGTTGGGTCTCCAAAGAATTGTGTTAGTTCGCGTTGTGATGTTACAGGCACAACAAGACCAGCGTTTGCTGACTTGGTGTATTTTGCGATGCCATCAGTTTCTGTGCCTGTTGGATCTGTTTTATCTTGTGCTGTAGCAACGACAACGAGAGGTATAGTGCCCGTTCCTGGGCTTGCGTATGCGCTTTCGTCTGTAATAGTGACGTCCACACCTGGTGATACTAGAGTAGCCATGTATAATCTCCTGTCAAAGCTTAGTTTCTGCTCTGCCAGTATTTATTTGGTGACTACTTATCTAGGGTGGTTACGCAAATAACTACGTAGTTAACGATTGACTATTTTAAATACTTCTGCTTGAAGCTCTTTAAGACCACTATCGTTCGGAATAACACGATCAAACTCTGATGCATAATCTAGCCAGCGCCATTCACTCTCATGAACATCTGGATAATCGTCCATCCATGTTGTATCATAGCGATTATCTGATATAGCACTAGCTACCCAGTCTGGATCATTGCCTCTTTTAACTCGCCAAACTTGTCCACTCATGTCACGAACAAGGTCACGCTCGTTAAAAAATCGAACGTCTGGTATCACGTAATCTGTATTGGGATTGTCTAGAAGGGTTTTCTTGACGAACAACGTCCAGACACGGTTATCGAAGCCCTTACGCATACAGTCTGTACCGATACGCTGCATGACCAGTCTAGGTGTTACATCATATCCTAGCTCTTGCGTCCAAAATGGTTCAGGTGTTTCTCTCCACTCACGGCTTTCAGGGGTATCACCCTCAATCATATCGCGGTCCCAGCCGAACATTGTTGCAGCCGTATCTTTTAGGCGATCTGCATAGCTAAGTTTAGTAAAACCATATTCTTCAACGAGTATGTCGCCTACTGTGCCTTTACCGCATCCGATAAAGCCACAGATTCCAATTATTTTTCTTGTCATTGATTCTCCAGAGTATCCAACACTTATAGCACAATATTACCATAAAAGCAAGTGCTTAGGCTATTCCACTCTGTAATTTTTCCATAAGAGCTGTATTGTTCTGCTCTTGCAGGCTTTCAATTAGATAGTCGACTTCTTCTTCAGTGCCGCGCATTATATCACGGTAAAGCCCTAGCAGTAGGATCTGTGTTCCAGATCGGGTCTTATCCATACCATGCCATTCTTTAAACTCTTCTAGATGTGAAAAAGCTTGGCGGCGCTTTTCCAACATACGACTTAGATCAAGTTCGTTTTGTTCTTCCTCTGTCATGATTTAAGTTTCTCCATGACTGCTTCCTCGCCGAGCTCTTCAATAAATCGATCGAGAGACGCAACAAAGTAGTCTTCAAGCCTATTACCATCTTCTAAGTTTATATATAGTGAATGAATAAAGAAGGCAAGAAATCCACGCATTTTGGCGGAGGCACAAAGGTCAGGCTGTGAACGATCAATTTCACGGACCTCCAAAAACATCGCAGTTATGAGTTCATCTACACGTTTTGCTCGAGGATCATCAAACTTCATTGTTGATTCCAAGACGGTCGTCGATGGATTCTTCAATGTATTCATCTATGTGGGCCCAGATATCTTCGTTGGATTCGTACATTTCTGTGACATACTTCTTGAACGCTGGATCAGCAACGATCGTCGTTACATCCTCATCACTCATGTTCATGTCATCTGCCCATGTTTCGATCAATGCAGTAAGATCTATTTCGAATTCAATCTTAAGTTTCATTGTTGATACCTTTATGCTTGCGCTTGCGGGGAAGCTTTTCTTCACGCTTGTTCGGAATAGTCTTCGGGCGGAACGGACCGTTTGGATCACGGACCGCCGTTGCAAACTCGTTGCGTGGCTTTGGAAGCTTTTTGATAACTTTATTTGCCATTTCTATTCCTTTACATGTACAGTGGGCCAGTCCACTGTACAGTGTACCCGCCAGTTAGGACGTTGCCGCGGCTGTGATTGCGGGCTGGTGCAGCCCATCCAGCAGCTTTGAGGATTGTGCCCTTCGGGAATTTTGCATCATTGTCAGTGGCTACGATAAAGCCCCACACGCCACCGCGCTCACGCACAATTTTGATGTACTTGCGACCAGCTTTGGCGCTTAGGCTTCCGTTGAACTCTGCAATCATTTCTTCATTAATGTTGGTAAGGCCATCGTTGCCTTCGCCTTTTGCTGCTTTGCGGCGGGCGCATGTTAGCGTCCAGTTCAAGTAATCAGCTTTAATGTTTTCGATCAGGAAGTCAACTGCTGTATCTAGCGTCATCATGTTCTTTATCTCCTATTGCTTACTCATACAATCTAGCAAAGTACATTGGTGATGTCAATCATAAAATGCACCTTTGTTTCCTTGGGATTCAATAGGTTACAAATTTTGTGATTGACATTACTGCCGACCTGCGCATACAGGACCAAGTCCAGTTTCAATGCTCTCAGGTACAGTCAACGTCCGACCACAAGCGCCACACTTTCCTGCATGGTAAAATTCCACCTGCTCAGGCATATTATCAGTTTCCAAGTGACCTAGAAGCCAGTTCAGTGATTGAAAGCTTAATGCGTCAGGCTTACCTTTGTTGCCAGGGTTGAGTTTACCCTTACTGTGTGGGCTCAAATAACCTAAGTAGCTATAACTATTTTCATTGTCAGTGCCACTTAGAACCTGTACAAACTGTATAGGCTTGTGTATACGTCCATCTTTGCTTTTGTGATTTGACTTTACGCGGAAGGTAAAGCGGGCACCAGTCTTTTTACTAACAATGGTGAACAACGCACGGCCAGCATAGATAAACCGCTGCACATCTTTTGCAGTGTGAATTGGGCTTTCAAAAAGATCATTGTTCATATCAAATTCCTTTGCTTACTCTTGTACTATAAGCAAAGTGCCATGGTTTGTCAAGCAAAAAGTGACATTTATCCGATAATAATGCCTAGACCTGCGCCGCCGTCCTTGAAGAGTTTGATATCTTCTTCTAATTGCGCAAGTTCGTTGAGCGCATCAGCTTTGAGTTGCTCTCCGTTAAGTGTTGTACCACCCTGAGGTCCAGCTACCGTTGCATACTTACCACGAGCCTCACCTAGCATAAGCTTGCTCTGTGCTAGAGCATAATCTTTAATCCAAGGGAAGGCGCGGTGGTCAGCAAATAGGTCTAGTTCTTCACGATATGCATAGCAATGTAAATAAACCACAATATCACGACGTGGGCGGCGATGTATCATTAGTTGGTGTTTTGTACGGTTCCAAGTAAATTGAAACTCATAACCAAACATTCTACCAATCAATTCCAAATGCTGTTGTAGGAATTCATAGGTCGCAAGTCCGCCGCTTTGTCCGCTAGCTAATGGACCTAAATAAGTGTTGATGTACTGTGCGCCAAATGGTTCAAATTCAACACCCTGGTTAAGTACACCACCAGTTGAACGCTGATAAATGTCCTTGATGTCAATAATCTCTTCTGGTAGGGTGTACAGGTTTGTATCAGTTACAATTTGAAGATCAACAAACTTTTCTTCAACCGCGTTCTCACTGCGCTGTCTATATTTTTCTAACGATTTGTCAATTGCCAACTCATAGTGTTCAGGGTCGAGTTCAACGTCAACCATCTGTCCACCTAATCTTAGCTCAATTTCTTTTGTGATTCTGCTGCGGCTCATCATCATACTCCTATTGTTTCTATTTATCGCTGACACCATAAATACTAGAAAGGAATTCCGATGCCTCGTATCTCAATGTGGTCCCCTAACAAAACTAATGATTATAAATTCTTTGACCGCACGATTCGTGAGCAATTTCATATTGGTGGCGTTGGAGCTCTAGTACACAAGTATATTGGACCAGAGGATGCACCTAACCAGGATGATCCTACCAAGCCAGCATATGACGACATTATAAACGAAACAACCATACAGGACTTGCTGTTGTTAGAAAACCGTGACCGTAAATATGATATGAATGTTTACGATATGCGCGGTGTTTACAACGTAAGTGATAATGACTTTGATCTTACTCAGTTTGGTCTATTCCTCACTAACGACACGCTGTACATGACCTTTCATCTAAATGAAATGGTAGAAATGCTAGGTCGAAAACTAATAAGTGGTGACGTTATTGAGTTGCCACATTTGATTGATAATTATGGACTCAATGCAGACAGCCCGCCTATTCCTAAGTTTTACGCTGTAGGTGATGGTAACAAAGGTGGCGAGGGCTTTAGTGCTTCTTGGTGGCCTCATATTTGGCGTGTTAAATTAGAACCAATTACTGACAGCCAGGAGTTTGATGATATCCTCGGACAAGGTGCAGATGAAGGCAGTATGGCTAACATCTTTAGCACATTCAGCAAAGAGATGGACATTACTGATGCTATTGTCGCAAGCGCGACAGAGGACGATCCGATTGGTGGAGGCACTGCACTTACTACACATCTACATAACTATGTGGATGCTGAAGGATATACATGGGATGCAGGTGAAACTATCGCAACAGGCGGAAACTTCCCATCAGTACCTAACCAGGGTGATTTCTTT